CCAAGCGAGCCGACGAAATCGCCAAAAGGGCCAAAGCGATCGGCACCACGGCAGAAGAGCTACAGGTTCTCACCGGGGCCCTTGAGCTTGGAGGCGTGCAGGCAGAGACGACAGCCAACGCGATCCAGAAGCTGAGCGTCAATCTAGGGATGGCCGCCAAGGGCAGCAAGTTGCAGTCCGAGGCCCTTGAGGATCTGGGCCTCACGTTTGAGCAACTCGACAGGGTGCCGTTGGATGAGCGGATCGCGTTAATCGCTGATGGGCTGGGCACGATGACGAGCCAGAGCAAGCGCGCGCAGACAGCGCAGGCGCTGCTTGGGCGCGGTGCCCTGGACATGCTTGCAGCCTTCACCGAGGGAGGCGACGCTATCCGCGAGTCGTCCAGGCTCATCGAGGATGCGGGGATCATCAGCAACGAGACGGCGCGGCAGGGTGAGGAACTAGCCGACGCGCTAACTCTGCTCAAGCGCCGGGCCAACGCCTTGCGGGACGATGCCCTCGCGCCGATGTTGCCGGTGCTCACAAAGCTATCCGACGGCTTGAGCGAGGCCATGGCCGCAGCAGACTCTGAGCAGATAGAGGGCCTCAGCCAAGCATTCAGCCGTACGATGCTTGACGTGATCGCGCCGACGTTGGTTGTTGTGGCCCGCGGATCTGGCAAGGCTGCACTGTCGATCGGCATCCTGGGAGGCGCGATAGCCCTGGCAGCTGAGGCGGCGCTTGCATGGTATCCGGCGCTGTGGCGAAGCCTGGGAGTGGTTCGCGCGCTGGGCATGGGAAATCTGTCGCTGGCAAAGTCGCTCGGTGAGGATGTAGTGGGCGGGGTGTCCGATGTCGGACAGTCCTTTGATGAGCTTATGGAGCATGCGGACTCGCTTGGCTTTGAGATCGGAGCGATCGACCTTGCTGCGGAGTCGATGCTTGAGGTGATAGCCCGCACCAGCGCGGAGATCGGCAAGCTCGAAGAAGAGACAACCAAGGCAACCAAGAGCGCTGGCGGGATGGAGGAGGAGCTAGACGACATCGGCACGGCAGCAGAGGGCGCGGCTGAGGGCTTGTCTGATCTTGTTGATACCCTCACCGACTTTGAGTCCTTTGAGCGCGCCCTAGCGTCTGCCGGTGAGACGTTCTCGGAATTCGCTGACAGCCTCCTCGATGAGGATCTCTTCGATGAGGCCATAGACCTCACCCCGCGATTCTCTGCGGAAGATGCAGCCAATGCGCGCCAGCAGGCGATCAGCCTTGCTCAGGACGTGGCGAATACCACGCTGGACATCATGTCCCAGGTGAGCGATCAGATCCTGGCAGACCGCACGGCAGCGGCTGAGGAGACGGCAGACAGGCTCAAGGACGTTGAGAAGAGGATCGCCGGAGCCGCCACAGAGACAGAGCGCGAGCGGCTCTTCGAGCACCGCAACATGCTCAAGGCGCGGCAGGCCGCACAGAAGGAGGAGGTGCTTGAGGCGTGGCACGTCTCGCAAGCATTCGCCATCAGCCAAGCCGTGATCAATGCGGCGGCGGGGATCGCGATGCAGCTAGCAGGCACGCCCGGCCCTCCGGCCTTTGTCTTGGCCGCGATTGCTGGGGCCATGGGAGCGGCTCAGGTTGCAGCCATTGCGGCAGAGCCTCCGCCACAGTTTCACGCGGGCGGCATGATCGGCGCTCAGATGCGCGCACATGATGAGGTCAACATACGCGCCCGCGCCGGGGAGGCTGTGCTCTCTCCGCAGGGTGTGGCAGCCGCAGGCGGTGCAGGCGGGGTCAACGCACTAAATGCGGGCGGCGGCTTGGGCGGTCCCAATGTGACGGTCTTCCAAGTGGGGCACCGTGCAGTCGATGCCATGGTGCACGAGAGCCTGAGGCGACCGGGCGGCAGGTTGACGCGAGAGCTTCGCGCTGTGCGCCCGCGCCGGGTCGGCAGATACAACCCCTACAGGAGCTAGCAAGATGGCATCAGATCGCAGCGCGTCACGCTACCAGGGGCTCTTGATCCCAGATCCGCGCATCACCATAGACAACATCACGCAGCAGGGCACCGGCAACACTGACAGCGATTTCGGGCAGGCGGGCTCAAGGCCGGACGTGCCAAGCCCCGCGGCAGACACGGACATGCTGCTACAGGCAACGGGAGACATGGACGAGGGCGGCTTGCTGGAGGTCTACACGCAGCGCGCGGGGCACCCCGGCAGAGACGGCGCGGGCTTTCTGTGGCGAGACAACAGCGACGGCAGCGATCCGGGCTGGAACGGCTGGGATCCTTACAGCGTAGTGACCGGCTGGGAGACCCTGGTAGAGCAGGACGGCGATCCAGGCGATCCCAACTCCAACGAATACCCGGCGATCATCCGGCTTGCCAACGGCAAGTTGCTATGCGCTGGAGGACAGACCCCGGCAAGCTCTGGACAGTTCCAGACTTTCCACCTGTACGATCCCACGACCGCGCTCTGGACTGTCAAGACTCGCACCCTCGGCAGCGGTCAAGAGCAGACCGGGCCCGCGCTGGTTGAGTTGCCGTCAGGCCGGATCTTGTGGTTCGGCATCGCGCGGCAGACTACTCAGGTGACCGTCTACTATTCAGACGACGAAATGGATACCTGGGCGCTGGCGTCCACGCGCGCTCTGCGGACTGCTTGCAGTGGATCCATTCTCAAGATCTCCGCGGCCTACTCGGCTGGAGAGGTCGGCTTGTGGCTGATGTGGGAGGACGGCAGCAGCAACTACACGATGAGCCAATACGCCAGCGACGATCTCGGGCTGCGCTTTACTCAGGTGGTAGACGACTGGAACGCTGACATAGATGCCTCAACGATCACGGCTCCCGCTGTAATTGCGGGCGACGGTGGCGGCTTCATTGTGGCTGTGGTTCACCGCGCCGATGGCGAGTCTAGGGTTTACCGGATCGCCTCGGCCTACTCGACATCTCAGACCGCGGTCGATGTTGCTACGCTCTTAGCTACTCACCCCTTTGGAGACAACACGCCGATCGCCCTGTGGCGAGACGAGACGGGATCGATCTTTGTGGTGTGCGAACTGCTCACGCACTCAGAGGCCGCGATCTATGTCTCGCACGATGACGCGCGGACCTTCGCCAGCCACAACGTGGCGCGCGGCCTTGACGTGTTCAGCACCGGCAACTCTCCCGCCTTCCTGCGCTTTGCTGTGGCGTCTACCTCTGGCCGGGCGATCATGGTGACTCGGTGGGACGCAGAGCACAGCAGCCACGACGATCAGAGCTTGGCGGCGATCCACCTGGGAGGATACGGCACGCACACCGCCCCGCTCGGAGACTCCGGCACTGAGTTCTCAGACACTGACGGCAGCGGATACGGCGACCAGATCAGCGGCAGCGGCGAGGGCTTCTTCTATGTGCCGATCAACAATGCGGAAAACTCCGGGTGGACGAAGACCGGATCTGCCGGGACCCTGACGACGCAGAGCCGAGCCGGGGTGCTGGTGCCGAGCGTCGCGATCGTCTTCCAGACAGACAGCGCGAGCGGCAACACCAACTTCATCGAGGATGTCACAGCCACGGGTCACATCTTCGTCACGTTCGCTGTTACGCTTGACGATGGTGCGGGCGATACGTCGTCGGACGATGTGGCCGTGAAGGTGCGCCTGTCTCCAAGCGCAGGCGTGAGCCATGAGGTGCGGTATCGCTTCGCGTCCTCTGGCTGGAAGGTGCTCGACGCAAAGACGCCCACCGTCTTGGGCACCGTCACTGAAGACACGACCACGGGCGATTCTCTGATCTATCACCGGGTCGCGATCTCCATGGACGGAGCGACCGCAACGGCCCAGACGTGGTGGGCTCGCGCGGCTCATGTGCTTGAGTGGACAGAGGGCCCGGGCGGCGCAATCGGCGACAACGGGGTTGGCGGAAACAAGTCTGTCATCGAATTTGGATCCTTCAACGGAGTCACAGACGACACAGCCTCTTGGTATATGTTCGGGCTGTGCGGCTGGGCTGATCGGTGGGCACCGACTCACGACGACGGGATCGGCACAAGCTGGACAACTCCCGCAGATCTGCACCCGCGCAACGTCCCGCCGCTGGGCTCGCCTGCGCTGCTGGACGGCAACACAAAGATCGCAGCCATTGACGGGCCCACGCTTGAGGGCGAGACGTGGACGATCGGCGCGAGCTACGATGGCCCAATCGATCACGCTCTGGACGTGCAAAGCCCGCGCGTGCGGTGGGAGTCTGAGGACGAGGCGGCACAAGAGATCGTCTTCGATCTCCACAATCTGACAGGGGCAACAGCAAGCTCGATGCTCAACTCTTCGATCGGCTGTGCGCTGTTGGGCTGCAACTTCCGCACCGCGTATCTTGAGTGGTGGGACGCGGGCGGCACATCATGGGAGACATGGATCACGCTTGACGCTGCGGAGGGCTTTGACGCGCTGAAGTTCACCCGCTCCGGCAACGTCGTCACAGTGAACGCGGCCAGCGCGAATACTGCGGGCCGTTATCTCAACTTCGACGATGTGCGCGGAGCCACATGGCGAGACACGACCAACTCTAAGAGCCGCGAGATCCTGACGCAGACTGAGGGCGCGTGGACGGACAGCACAACCAAGCGCCCGCGCCTGTTGCTGGACGACGTGGACGACTCAGAGGCAGACACCGGAGACTGCCGGATCTGGTTCCCCGACATGCTGGGGATCGCCCACGAGATCACAGACGGGCCGCGCTATATCCGGCTGCGGATCCCGGCGAGCCAGGGCACGGTGAGCGGCACCTACAAGATCGGCCAGATCCTGATCGGCTCTCTGTTGATCTTCGGCCACCAGCCAAGCCGAGGCTTCACCACCATCACCACGTCAGGATCCACCGTGCTGGATTACCCGGACGGCAGCACCAGAGCGCACCGCACGGGCCCGCCGCTGCGCGCTCTAGAGCTATCGTGGAGCGACGGAGTAGACGCCAGCCAGACCCAGGCAGCGTCAGCGGTTCCCGACTACGTGGCGGGCACCACAGGCGGGCTCCCGGTTGCGACGCGATCGGACATCGCCCGGACGCTTGAGGGCGCGCTACGTGAGGCTGCCTCGGCTGATGCTCCAGTCGTCTACATCGGACGGATCCCGACCAACAGCGCAACGCCTGACACTATCAACAACCCGCGCCAGTTCATGTACGGGCGGGCCTCTGGCGAGTATCGCCGCGAGCACATCACCGGAGACGAGACGGTGGGCGAGGTAGATCGGATCGCGACCATCACGATCACAGAGGTTGTCTGATGTCGTTCCTGCCCGCCAATCTGGCTGGCTCCGATCTGGTCTGGCTGCTTGACATTGATTGGCTTGGCCGCTCGCTGCGGCTGTCTGAGCAGCACCGCCGCGCACCCTTTGGCGAGCATCACGCGATGGTAGATTACCTGCCGGGCCTCGACATGGGCGGGAGCGTGGATCAGGTGCTGGATCTGTTCGCTGATGCTTCGTCGCTGCCGTCCGTCTCGGTGACTCTGAACCTCGCCGGGATCGTGGATGTGCCAGCGGAGATCGCGGCGGGTCGCGACTTCTCGGCAGCAACCGGCGTGCTGTCTCTGTGGGCCGAGGGAGACACCACAGAGGACAGCTACCGGATCGTTGTTGTCTCTGGGCGGTTCCGCGCTCCTGAATACGGCAGCGCAACAGAGCCGATCACCGCAGCTCTTGAGGAGTTCCCAGCGACGGAGCCCGACCTGATCCCAGACTTCCGCGCGCGCGTTACTGATGACACATGGCCCGATCATGCAGAGCACGCGGCGCTGATCTGGTACCCGCAGATCCTTGGCAGCCCAGGTGCGGGCGACACCTATGGCGCGGCGGCCCTGTATACAGACACCAACGCAACGGGCCACAAGTACATGATGATCGCGGGCCACAAGGTATCCGCCACATCCGTGGGGATCCTCAACTCAACTGACAACACCGAGGACGCCACGGTGTCCGTAGAGCACCAAGCAGACGGGCGCGGGGCGACTGTTGCGGTGGTGGATGTCAACTCGTTTGCTCTTGGCTTGACCGTAGATGAGGCGGCCTCGTACTGGGTCAAGTGGCCCGCCGCTGCCGGAGGACATGCCGATCACGATGGCGGCGCAATCAGCGGCGCGGGCTCTGTCCTGCGCTGGCTGCTGGAGCGATCCTCGCTGCGCTGGGACCATGGGCGACTGGCCGCGATCCTGCCTGCGCTGAATGCCTACCGGGTAGACTGTGCGATCCAGGCCGCGCCAGATCAGCGGGTCGATCCTTGGGCTTACATTCAGCAGCACCTGCTGCCGATCCTCCCGATCACCCCGGCGCACGCCACCACATCCGGCGGGCTGGCCTTTGTCCTGTGGCGGTTTGACGCGCTAGCGGGCGATGCTATCGCACACCTGCGCGCTGACCGTGCAGAGGTGCAGAGGCAGACCGCCGTGAGCTTCTCGGACATCGACGGGATCGCCAACGAGTTCCGGCTAGCGTATGCCTTCAACGCGGACACCGGCAAGCCAACGAAAGACTACACGCTGAGCGGTGATGAGCTTGTGATCTCTGACGGCGCAAGCAGCAACAACTACTGCCGGGTCTCGGCTGGCAGATACGGCAGCCGAGTGCGGGAAGAGAGCAGTGAGATCATCTATGACGATCCGACCGCCGCGAAGGTCTGCGGATGGTGGTCTCGCGCATTCTCTCTGGCGTCCCGGTCTGTGACATATTCCGCGCCGTCTTCGTTTGGATACTTGGAGCTTGGCGATCCTGTGCTATTGACGGACGCAGAGATCTCCTTCTCGTCGCAACTCTGTCTTGTGTCTGCGATCCGTTGGATGTCTGGCCGTTCGATGGAGATCACCCTACGGGCCATTGAAGATCCCGCCCGTGACCCGCGCACCCTGTAGCAGTAGGATGGACACGTGGAAGCTCTGCACGCTATCTCTGAAGCATGGCCGATCGTCACCGGGATCGTGCTTGCCATTATCACCGCCGCCGCCTGGGCTTCTAAGATCCTGTTTATGCTGCGCGCTATCGAGGCAAAGATCGATTGTATGGGGCAGAACATCGCAACCCACAAGCACGATCCGGCGAGCGGCGACGTAGTGATCCCGGCTCGCTAGTGCCTGAGTTCAGCCAGAGAAGCCTGGGCCATCTGCACACCTGCCATCCCGATCTGGTGGTGCTGTTCAATGCTGTGATCAAGCGTTACGACTGCACGGTGCTGGAAGGCCAGCGCAGCGAGGAGCGGCAGCGCGAGCTTGTGCGAACAGGCAAGTCTCGGACCATGTTTAGCAAGCACTTGGCCGAGCCCCTGTCGCTGGCCTGCGACGTGGTGCCGTACCCGGTCGAGTGGACGCGCCGCGGACAAGAGAGGATGCGGCACTTTGCGGGCTTCGTCTTTGGGGTTGCATCTCAGCTAGGGATCAAGGATCTTCGCTGGGGCGGCGACTGGAGCGGCGACGTTTGGACGAGCAGAGACGGTCTGCGCGACCAGTCATTCATGGACCTGCCTCACTTCGAGTTGAACAGATGACAGCCAAACAAGAGCGAACCCTGACAGCACTGGCGATCCTTGCGATCCTGGGCCTCATGTCTTTGATGTACTGGAGCGACGGAGGCCCGCCCACGTTCAGCGACGACGACAGCGCGGGCGACGACGACAGCGCGGGCGACGATGACAGCGCAGATCGATAAGAGGATCGCGGGGCTGGCAGTCAGCCTCGGCACCGCTGCGATCCTGGGCGGCGCTGCCTGGGTGCGTGATATTGATGTGCGCGTGGCTCTGCTGGAAGATGACCTGACGGAGACCGTAGAGATCGTGGCTCTGCTACATCCGCCCGTCAGGGCCTCTGTGCGCCGCGCTGAGACGTTCCACGCGGCAGGGGCGAGGCAGGACAAGGCCCAGCAGCGGCGGGAGCTTCTGCAGCAATTGCAGGCGCTCGCCGGGCGTGTAGAATATGCGGGCGATGACGACGACAGCGCGGGCGATGATGACTCGGCTGGCGATGACGACAGCGCAGGAGGTACAGAGCATGGACAAGATCCCGGCCCGACTTCGTAGCCGCAAGTTCTGGCTTGCGGTCATGGGTGCGCTGATGGGCATCGCGATGCCGATCATCAACGGAGAGATCCCGCCGGAGCGCGGCCTTGAGGCTGCGGCTGCTGTGCTGGTGTCGTACATTCTCGGGCAGGCATACCAAGACGGTAAGGCGGCTGAGTGATGCCCGCCGCGAAGAAGCCCAAGAAGCCCGCCGCGAAGAGTCCCACAGCGCGCAAGGCTGCGCCAAAGAAAGCAGCGCCCAAGAAGAAGGCAGCGCCCAAGAAGAGGGCCGCAGCAAACGACAAGCGGGCGCGCAGGCTTGAGCACAAGCGCAAGGCAGCCGAGGCTATCGAGAAGCACTCAGGCCCGGTGCTGGGTCTGTTGGCTGAGGTGGTGGCGGATCTGGCTGAGGAGGTCGAGGGCCTATCTCAGGTTGAGGAAGATCTGGCGTATTGCCTGGAGCTCGCTCACCGCATCGACAAGGCGATCAAGCTGAGCGATCCGATCCTTGAGGCCCTCGACGGGTTGATCATCTTCTTTGTCGCGGCTGCCGCGGTCGGCATCTACCGATCGATCGAGCGCCGCTCTCGGATGCGCGGCAAGCGTGCCGACAGGCTGAAGCAGCGGCTGGCTGCTCGCGGCCCTGGTATGAGCAAGGCCGCGAGGGTGCGGATCGAAAAGCGGATCGCTAGGCTGGCTCGCTAGCAGCCACCAGCACAGCCTCAACCACCACACGCGCAAGCGTGGGCGGCACTGCGTTGCCAACCTGTCTGTATCGGCTTTGCTGGTTGCCCTGCCAGGGATGATCGGGCGGGAAGTCTTGCAGGGCGGCGCACTCGTGGACGGTCAACCGGCGACGACCGCTGCCGCCAACCATATAGATCCCTGCGGTCGATCCCTGCATCGCGTTGACGCACGGTCCCGGCTCGTCTGTACAGTCTCGCGGCCTCCACTCGGCCATACCGTGCCCGCGAGTGCCGCCACCAATGACGCGCCCGCTGGCGATGTTCAGTGCGTTGCGCACAGTGCGCCACGGCAGCGCCGAGCGCCCAAACAGATCGCCCTGGCCGGTGGGCTTGCCGTGCGTGGGAGCGGGCCAGTCAATCGGGCGAGGGCCTGCCACGATGATCAGCCTGCGCCGATGCTGCGGCACTCCATAGGACGAGGCGTTCAACGCCCGGCAGGCTACCCAGACGAACCGCTCGCGCAGTTGCTCAAGGATCACCCGGTCGAGGTAGGCTCGCGGGCATAGCTCAGGCCCAACGCACCCGCTCGCGCACTCGCCCCGGTGCTGCGTGAGGCCGGTCACGTTCTCGGCAACGAACCAGCGCGGGCTCATTGCGTCGATGGCGTCCACGGTCCAGGGCCATCCGTTGCGCTCATCCTCCGGGCCTAGGCGCTTGCCTGCGCTGCTCCAGCACTGACAGGGAAAGGATGACCAGATCAGATCGGGCTCAAGCCCAGCGTACAGGCTCAGATCGCGGACATCGCCGCAGACGGCAGGGAAGCCTGCCGCTGCAAGCGTGGCGGCTGCGTCCTTGTCCCACTCGATACAGCGCAGATG